ATGCTTCGCCAGAAAATGCAGTGGAGATTGCAGGCGGTGTGGATGAGGCACCGAACATATTTCCCATGGAATTCATCCCCTGTTGGAGCATTGCACTTCTCACTGTAGGATCCGTGTAATCTGGTGCAAATGTTACTGTAGGAACAACAAACGGCTTCTCCAATTCTGCCTTTGAGTATGTCCCCTTAATACCAAGCAATGCTCTGATAACTCTGAGAATTGCTCCTGTCTGTGCTTTTTCAGAAGCAGTCTTTCTGAGAAGTGTCATATTCACCAAGATTGACCTCTCGATATACTTTTCCCTGTCACTGTCAGCAATGACATAATATTTCTCTGGCTTGCCCCACTGATTCGTCTTCTCTGGATCATCTTTCCACTCTCCTTTGAACATTTCAGAGGCGGCCTTGGCAGCTCTCCAATCATGGATTCCCATAATTGACTTGTCCATAAATTCAAGGCTGTACTTAGATTCTTCATCATCAAGGCAAATACGCTTTGTCTCCATGTGTGTCTTGTAGCTTCCGTCCGGAAGTCTTACTGCTCCGTATGCCTTGCCAACATAAGTATTTGTATTTTCTCTTGTAACTGTTGTGTACTCAGGATGAAACTGGATTCCTGCCGCAGTTGCCAACTTCATAAGAAGCGGCTTTGCAGGTGAGAAAACATCCTCGTATATGGCTTTTCCTTTTCCATCCTCTCCAGTCTTTACCTTTCCTACAGAAAAGATATCCCCTGAGTTCGGTGCTGTGTCCGCCACCACTTCCATAACGGAACACTTATAAAATGGGTTGATCTGCACTGATGTAGCTGATGGTAACAGCAGGTTGCAGTTTGGATATTTTGACTGAATTTCAGCCAAAGCATTTGAATTGTTCATAGATTAAACCTCCATATTGTGTAATATTTGCTTGATTTATAAAGCAGGAACTGCTACAATATGGTTATTCGTATGGGCACTCTGATTTATGATCGGGTGCTCTTTTTCCATATCCTGCAATGTTCTGCATAAATCCATAGTGAATTTTGAAAAAGCAAGGCTTCTCACATATTCCTCTGTGAGCTTCACAAGATACCAATGCTGTAACACAACCTGTCTGCGCTCACGCTGGTATATGTACTCCTGCTTATGTCTGGCATATTTCAATGCCTCCTCGAACTGTTCATCTGTAATTTCGCATCCGAGCAGTTCCTCTACTTCTTTTTTTTCTACAATTTCTTTCATTTTCCAATTCCTCCAATGAATCAAATAAATAGTTAATTGCTTTCCATGCTCCCCAGTAAACCACAGGGATTAATAAATACTCACCTCCGACAGCCTCGTATCCTCTCTCGATATAGGCAAGATGAAAAGCCCATTTCCCGATAGCGTATGTGACAAGCAGCGTCCAGATAACCGCTATCAAATCTCTTTTCAGTGTCTTACTCATTTGTCCTCACTCCTTGTAAAAATAATGTTTTCCATGCTTAAACAGGAAAGTAAGATTTTCACTATGCCATGTAGAATCGCTCTTACTCTCAAAGTAAGTTGCTCCATGGCTCTCATCCCATCCATCAGTCTGAATAAGCTGCAATGCTCTGTAACAGTCCTCGTCCGGCTCTACCTCGTCATATCTTCCGTTGCCAATCGGACTAAACTGCCCTTTCTGGAAGATAACCTCCTCGATAGTGTCTGGAAATTCATCATCCCAAACCCTATTCAGTACAACCAGCATCACGAGGGCTTTTCCCTCGGTGTCCTCTGATTCGGCTTCAGCCATTGCAATCTTGGCAAGCCTATACGCATCATCAGAATCCCAATCCATACTGCCGATTTTGGACTGCTCATTTTTTACCATTTCTTGTCCGGTCGTTGTGATTGGTTCCGTTGTCGGCATTGCATCCGCTTCCTCAGAAACCACGGCGCTAACAATGATTTCTGTTTCATCCACTTCGTCTGCCGGAGTTCCCGTAAAGCTGAAAGCGAATGCAACCATTGATGTCAACGAAATCACGAATACCAGTCCTAAACCTAAAAGACATTTGTTTCTCATGCTCCTATTGCACCTCCTTGGGGATGGTCAAACACAAATGACATCTGACCATTGCTATCATTCGCTCTTAAAAACTGACTGTAGAAAGCCCTGCTCGTCTCCTGTTCTCTCGCCTTAATGCTTTCACAATCACACTTCTCTCCTGGATCCAGATTGCAACCGCAATGTGGGCAAACATTGTAATATGCCATTTTGCACCTCCTATTCTTCAATCATGCATCTCTCAAAAAAATACTTTCTCGGAACTTTGCCAATTGGATATGCCGGTGTCAGCTTTCCTGCCTTAACCAGTTCATCCCTAAGCTGCCTTATCAGCTCATAGGCCTTGTTTTCTTTGCAATCAAGGTATTCCATCACTTCTTTTGCCCCGATATAATACTTTCCAGGTGTAGCAATGACACCCGGCGCTGTTGCTAATGCGTTCATTTGCTCACCTCCTGCGATAAATCTTGCTTGACAATCTGGTCCATAGTTACACCAAAGAAATCTGCTAGTTTCTCCAGATTTTCAATGGAAGGTTCGTATTTCCCGTTTTCAATCAAAGAGATACTGCTTTTATTTTTTAGTCCAATGATTTCTACCAGTTCCTGTTGTGTCATTCCGTACTTTTTACGGAGATATGCAAGATTAAGTGCATATACAGGTACCGGTGGTCTCATATCTGTCAGAACCAAATCATCAAGTGATACCCTGTAAAGTTTTGCCAAACTAACAATCGTGCCGATTGGTGGTTTACGACTACCACATTCCCACGAAGATATTGTCTTTTGTTCAATTCCAAAGAGAACTGCCAGTTCCCCCTGTGTCTTTCCGTTCTGTTCCCGAAGAAACTTTAAGTTTTCTGCTAAATACAACTTGCCACCTCCTCATGCTTGGAGCTGCTTGTTGCTCCGAGCAAATATTGTATTGGTTTCCCGATTCGAATTTGGATTCGGATTGGATTGGATTACGGGCACATTTGTTGTCACTTGCTGTCAAATGTCCGCAGACTGTAAATAAAAAATTATTGAGCTCTACTCTGCCAATAGCACCGCCAGACTATCCTTGCTTTCGCTCGGTCCAATGATACTGCCGGCCATTCGAGCCCATTCTTACATATTCTTCTTAATCCAAAGCCTCATGCTCTGTGCAATCTCCTCTACCTCTTCCAAGTTTTTTACTACCTCATCAAGCTCCGGCTTTTCACTTTCATCAATCACACCATCTGCGGTGATGTCGAGAAGCATTTCTTTTGTTTTCCCTATCTTCCGGAAAACCGAAAGCGTTCTGACTGTGATCCTGTCCAAATTCGCCAGTTCCGCTTTTGGCATTTCGCATCCGAGCGGACACATCGTTCTGCAAAAATAATTTTCCAATTCCGGAGCATTGTATAAATCTGCCATCAGTCTTATTTCCTCTGGGTAAGGAACTGCAATGCCACTCTCTATTCGATAAAGTCTCCCTCTGTCAATTGACATGTAATCTGCAGCTCCTTCTCTACTGCTCAACTGCTCATTGTGTGTTGCCGCTTCGCAACGGGCTTTGTAAAAGATGTTGGAGCTTGTCTTAGCTGTCACATTTGCCATTTTGATTTTCACCTCCACGATTTATAATGAAATTAAAGTCAATTATTTATGGACTTTAATGGCAAAAAAATTCAGTCGTCTTATTGCAAGCGTTGGAGATACTTATAGCCATCTCAAAACTTAATTTAATATTTCCACGCTCCAGTTCGGATACCCACTGTTTAGATTTCCCAATTCTCTTTCCGAGCTCGGTCTGTGTTAATTTGGCATCCCTACGAGCATCTTTTACTCTTTCTGCAATATTGATTGTGCTGGTATCCAATTTTGTATCCTCCTTTCAGTCCATTTTCTATGGACATTTACATAATAGTCCATTGTTATTGGATTGTCAATAGGTTTTGTCAATATTTTTTGGACTTATCTGTTTTGTCATTGAAAGTCCAATGATTTTGGACTAAAATATAAACACGCAAGGAGGTTGGCTATATGGCTGTAAACGGCAACATAATTAAGCAGCTCAGAAAAGAAGCTGGACTTACTCAGGGCGAATTAGGAAAGAAACTTGGTGTTGTAAAACAAACCATCAGTAGTTGGGAAAATAATGTTTCTGAACCAAATAGTGAGACATTATCTGAACTTTCCAAATTGTTCGGAGTGTCAGTCGCACAATTGTATGACCACGGAGTTCCAAATATTGATTACGCAAACTTCAAAATGGATACTCCAGAGTTTGTTCTTGATTTCAAAATGAGAATTCGAGATTTAATGGAAGAGCAAAAAATGTCGGAGGATGAATTTGCTCAAAGGGTAGGATTTCATAAAGAAGAAAAGGACGCATATTTGTATGGTAACAAAATGCCATCTATTGAAGACTTAATAAAAATCGCTGGTGCTTTGAATGTTTCGACGGACTATCTTTTGAACATTTCAAGCAGAAAGAGAATAAGTTCACAGGAAGAATCGCTCCTTCAAAAATTTAACCGCTGTGACGAAGATAGCCAGCAATATTTATTAGCAAAGGCAGGTGTTTTGTGCGTAGAGGGTATCTCGGCAGTTGCAGCTGGTGAGTATGGCAAATACGCAGACGAAGAAAAAAAATCATTTCCTTCGAGTGGTACCGAAGGAAAAGGGGCTTAAAAAAAATAACAGAACGATTGGAGGAATATTATGGTATGGACTGCAGCTTGGACCGACTTTGTTATCTGCCTCCTGTTTGGATGGCTTGGGGTTCATAAATTTAGAGAAAAGAAGATTGGTATGGGTATTCTTTACCTATGCACATTTGGATTGTTTTGTATCGGATGGTTTGTTGACTGCATCCGGTACCTGCTGGCCGCAATACACGGAGAACGCATTCAGGGTAACAGACCAATGCAGATTTCCGCAGACGCACCGCTGCCAGTTGTGCCATCAAATGTAATGCTTGCAAATGGAGAGGTGTGTCATTACTGTGGACCTGCTACTTTTGTTAAAACAAAGAATGTGGTCGTTGGATATTCCGGAGGAAGCCGTGGTACAAGTGTCCGTATTGCAAAAGGTATGTCGGTACATCTTGGGGCGAGAAAGGCAGCTCCAATCCGTGGTGACGTGCAGGAGCGTACACAGGGAGTTCTTTCTATTACGAATAAGAGAGTTGTATTTTCAGCAAACAAAGGAGCTTTCGATAAGAAGATTTCGGCATTGTCAGCTGTAACTCCTTATCAGAATGGCATTGCTTTCCAGTTCGGCGATCAACAGTATCCTTTGGAAACCCGTCAGCCGGAATATATTTATCAGATATTGGCTCGTGTGGTTAATTCATCCGAGGACATCTAATGCCAGCATACAAATACACTCTCAAAAGTGGTAAAACACTATGGTATGCCAATTTCTATTACACCGACTGGACTGGAGAAAAGAAGCATATCTGTAAACGAGGGTTCAAAACACAGAGGGAAGCAAAAGATTATGAGAGGTCCTTTCTGGATCAGCAAAGCAGTTCAAGCGACATACTCTTTTCTTCCCTCGTTGCAAATTATCTTGAAGATATGGAACACCGCTTGAAGCCTACGACAATGGAGAATAAGCGGTTTATTATCGACACGAAGCTGCTCCCCTACTTTGGAAAACAGAAGATTTGTGACATTGATACAATAAAGGTCAGAAAATGGCAGAATGAGCTTATCTCCTATCGGGATGATGATGGAAAGCCATTCTCCCAAACATATTTAAAAACTGTGAACAACCAGTTATCAGCAATAATGAATTATGCTGTATCTCATTACCGCCTGCCTGTCAATCCATGCAGGGCGGCCGGCAGTATGGGAAAGAGCAAAGCGGATGAAATGAACATCTGGACGCAGAAAGAATATGAGAGGTTTTCAAATGCAATTAGCAAATCGTCTATGAAGCTTGCTTTTGATATTCTCTTTTATACCGGTATGCGTTCCGGAGAGCTTCTGGCACTCACACCTGCAGACATTCTTTCATCAAAAAGAATTGATATCAATAAGAACTATGCAAAAATTAAAGGTGAGGAGCTATTCCTGGAGCCTAAGACACCAAAGGCAAAAAGATGTATTTCCATTCCGGATTTCTTATATGATGATATTCAAGAATACATTTCCAAGCTATATGGTATCGGAAATGGCGACAGGATATTTTACTTCCAGAAGACAGCTCTGGAAAAAGAAATGAAAAGAGTATCAGAAAGAATTGGTCTGAAGCCGATCAGAGTACATGACCTGCGGCACTCTCACGCAAGTATGCTGATAGAGCTTGGGTTTACCCCATTAGAGATTGCAGAACGTCTCGGCCACGAATCAATAAAGACTACTTTGGACACCTACTCACATCTTTATCCAGATAAAGATCAGAAGCTGGCAGACCGCTTGAACCAGTTTCGCAAGAATTGAATTTGTAAAGCCGTCTCAGACCGAGGCGGCTCTTTTTCTATCTGCAACCATATTTGATTGCACTTTCGATTTGCAA